TCATGCCACCAAGCGCAACATCCTCTCCGTCGTATGCTCCTCGGGTTTCTTACCCGAATCCAGATACATTTCATAAAGCACGGTGACGGCCTCGGCCTTGTCGTGGGGCTCGAGCACCAGCCCGTGCTTGCCTAACACCAGTTCGACAACCTCGATGACCTCTCGCAATAAAGCTGAATTCAGCGGAGGGGCTTTCCCCTCTTCAATGTAAGGATTTCCTTCCCCAGTTATCAGCCAATCAATATTTACGCCGAACACATCATGGAATTTAGATAAGTGTTCCGGATGGGGGAGGCGCTCATTTTTATATTTGTAAAAAGTCCCGCTCGGTATGCCAGCCAAGTCAGCGAATTTTTTATATTTACCATTAGCATGGCGTTCAACAAGCCATTCTAATCTCCGAAAAAATCCTTCCATACAGATAATTTTCCTTGACTTTAACATCCGTACGGATAATTTAGTATCAAATGTTACCCATATGGAAGTTTTGGAAATTAGTTGCGCAAATACAAAATCCTATTGGAGGCCATCATGATCACCGGCCCCGCCCGCAAAAAACTGAAAACCCTCATGCGCGCGTATCTCCGCATGGCGCGCCGCTGCTTCCTGAACGCCGACCTGGCCAAGGCCCAAGGGCGCGATTTGGAGCACAAGCTGATCCGCCATGCGGCCTTTCTGCATTTCAACGCGGCCAGCGATATCGAACGCGTTCTGAAGCCCGCGCAGGGCAACGGCCTGCGCAATTGGGTTTATCGCAAACTGGCCTGCGCGGCACCCGCAAAGATCACCGGGGACAGCCGCAAAAAGCTGATCGACATCATGTGGCACCATGCCCGCTGGGCGCGAACCTGCATCCGCGATGCCGAAGGCGCCATCGAAAGAGGGCGCGAGCAGGAATACCTGCTGTTTCGCCTTGCCAGCTTCATGAACCTCAACGTGGCGCGCGAGATCGAGGCCATTGTCTGCCCCGAAGGCGCGCCCGGCCTTCGGAACGATGATTTTCTCGGGGCCTTTTTCGTTCCCGCGATCCCAACAGCGAGGCGCGTATTTAAAACCCAAGATGCCTGGCGGCCTCGTGCTCAAGCCATTTTTTAAGCAGATCGAACGACAATGCCGGAACGGTAGCCAAAATGGTCTTTTTCATCTTTTGCCAAAAAGAATCGCTTTTCGCGAGGCTGAGAAAATCAGCCCCGGCCCAGGTGAGCGAGAAAATCTCGGCCACGGCCGGAGCCTGCCGCCGGCTGGTTTTGGCGCGCTCGAAGCCGCCCTCCACGAGACCGGCCTGGATCGCAAGCATGGCGTTGAACCGGAACACCTCCTCGTCCATGCCCTCGACGCGATTCACGCGCTCGTCGGATTCTCCGACGGCCAGGAGGATTTGCCGGATGGCATCCATGTCCCGATCCATAACAACCTTCCATCATTGGAGACCATCATGACTACGGAAAAACAAGGAGCCTGTCTGAGCCCCGAAAGCTGCATCGGCAAGGTCGCCCGGTACCGCAAACATTACGACCGGGAAATCAAAACGGGCGAGGTCGTCGCCATTAAGAAATTCACCAATATCGCCGGGGATATCGAGACCGATTTCAAAATGGCCAACGGCGACATCGTGACCGCGGCGTCCTGCCAATTCGAAATTCTCTAACAAGTACAAGGGGACAAACGACCCACCCGTACCACAACGTACCGAACGTTACAAGGAAAAGGATCAATTTCACAATGGAAACCACCATCAACGAAGCCGCCGTCCTTTTTCTGAGAGACCAGGGGTTCGCGCTGCCCAACATCCGGCGGGCGCTGATCAAGCTGGCGGGCAAGACCGAGCCCAAGCTGGCCGAGGCCTGCGGCGTGACCCGCGCCACGGTGGCGGCCCACATCCGAGGGGGGCGGGCCAACCTGGGGGTGCAGGCCCTGCTGGCCCAGGAGCTGGAGGTGCGGCCGGAAATTCTGTTTGAGGGCTGGGCCGAGCTGCAGGCCAAGACGGGGGCGGTGCTGCGGCCCGCCGGGGAAACCGCAACCCGCGAAACCGAGGCGGCCTAGGCCATGGCAAAGCAGACGATGCCCCAGGAGCTGGAGCTGATGCGGCGGGAGATCGACGCCCTGGAGAAAGAGATCCGGATCCGGTGCCAGGCGTGGCGGACCTATATCGACCGGCTGGCGCCGCCGCCCGAGACCAAGGAGCAGAAGCGGATGAAGCGCTTCAAAAAAAAGGACTGGCAGCAATATCTCAAGCAGGGCGGGGCCCTGTAGGGAGGGACGGCCATGCAATGGATCAGCTATCTGGAAAACGTGACGGGATTCAACCCCGCGGCGGTGGGCCTGCTGCAGGCGTTTTGCGGGCACTGCATTTGGGGCACGGCGGGCCGGGGGCGGCTGCTGGGGCTGGCGGGATCGATCGCGGAGACATTCATTTTCATCAAAGTGCTGGTGGCCCTGGTGGGCGAGCGGCACGCCATCCACTTCGGGGGCTGCTTCCTGGACGATGCGGCCTGCCGCAGGCGGCTTAAGGGCCGGAAGCTGGCCTATCTGACGGACTTTTTTGCGGCGGCGGGCAGCCCGCATTTTATGAACCTGCTGCGGGGGCTGCCGGTAAATGCCGGTGACGGGGCGTATTTTACGCCGCGCTGCAATTTCATCTTCCTGGGTGAAAAATCCGTTCATCTGGAAGAGCTCCCGCCGGAGGTTTACCGGCGCACGCTGACGGTGCAGTTTCACCGGCTGGAAAGGCCGCTGGACACGGAGATGGTCTCCCGCATCATGGGGGAGACGGACGGCATCCGCGAATGGGCCTTTGCCGGTTTTGAGCGGCTTGCCGCCCGCAAAGGGTTTGAGGCCCTATCCCGCCAGCCTCAGCATATCCCCCCGGAAAAGCAAATCAATAAGATTGTCCGGCAAAATTTCTCACACGAGGAGACCCCATGAGAGCGCGACGCATCGACCCCGACGAGCTGCTGGACCGCATGAAGGCGGTGGCGGCGCCGTACCCCACCAAGGCCATGGCGGCGGACCTGGGCAAGGTTTACTCCACCTTCGACAACGAGCTGGCGGGGCGGGGGACCAGCAAGCTGGGGCTGCTGACGGCGGTGCGCATGCTGGCCCTGGCCCTGGACGAGGAGGCCCCGGCGGAAAGCAGACGGGCGGCGGCGGGCTTTATGGACCACCTGTGCGGGCTGTTCGACCGGGTGGTGTTTGAAGTGCCCCGCAATATTGCGCCGGAGTATGCGGAGCTGGCCGAGAAGTTCGGCCGGATGTCCCAGGAGGTGGGCGAGGCCCTGCAAACCTTCGGCCTGCACATGGCCGACGGCAAGCTGGAGCCCAAGGAGGCCGAGGCCCTGCTGGCCGAGCTGGACGACGTGATTCGGGTGACGGCGATGGCCAGGGACGTGGTGCGGCGGGGGGTGAAGTGAGGTGAAACCATGCGCTATGGCCAAAAATACAAGCGACGCAAGGGGAAGCAGCCCAGGAAATCGCCTGAGCACACGCTGACGAGCATGCGGGTGCTGGACCTACGCTGCCTGCCGGGCGGCAAGCTGGAAGTGATCGCCGCCGAGACCGGCAAACCGGTGGTGATCCGCCAGGATCAGGTGATGGCACAGAATGGGCAGATCATCTTTATCCAGCGCTGGCTGGACCGGCGTATCTTCAGCCAGCACAGGGCGCGGGAAAAGAGGGCTTGATGGACGAGTAGCTCTTAGGGGCTCAGGAATCGTACTCGAAAAGGGCCTTCAACGCTTGCTCGCGGTCGGAGAAGACATCTATTTTGACACCTTCTTCCTCGATCATCGCCGAGAACATACGTGAAAGCCCGAATTCCAGACTTCCCCGTCTAGATAGAAACACCGCGTAAGGAGCGAATTTGTCTTTGAACGATAGATACAGACCGACCCGCTGATGGACTGTCTCGGAAGAGGGGGTTGCTGTTGATTCGAGGGCATTGACGAGAAGTTTCATGGGAGCTTTGAAGGCCGGATCGGCGATAGCCGCGTTTTGTGCATTCTCCAACTCCTCGTCTGTAAAATTACCCCTTAGGATGAGCTCAACATATCCATTTCCGATGAGGTAATTTACAGGCATAGCAACACGGCCCTTTTGAGATAAGCCAAGCAGTTCGGTGTGATTAACAGTCTATAAAGATGACAGAATTTAACCGTATGTCAAGCCGATGGGCGGACAAAATATTTAGTGGCACAAAAAGCATCCCATGGATCGCGGAGAGGAGCGCCGCACCGGTGCAGGAGATGGCCGGTGCGGCCGATCCGCGGGAGGGGATCAGGCATGCCCGCTTTTAACTTCCAGCTGCGTTTTGCTCCCAGGGTGCGCCTGGGCCTCCTGCGCCCCGAGCACCCTCTGGCCAAACGCCAGACCATCCGGGCCCGGCGCGCCGACGGCCGCGACCCCAAGCCGGGCCAACACATCACCCTGTACACAGGACAACGGACGGCGCTCTGCATGAAGCTGGGCCAGACCGTGCTGGAGAGCCGCACACCGGTTCGAATCACCGGCGGCGATCTGTACGAGGTCCATGCCGACAGCATGCTGCTGACGCCGGATAAGACCGTAGCGCTCGCCATAGCGGACGGGTTCAACGATATCGACGCCTTCTTTTCGTTCTTCTCTCCTCGGGGAGGGATCTTCCGGGGGTTCATATACCAGTGGTAACGCAGCCACAACGGCTCTACTGCGCCATCGATCGAGGATTGACCATGCACCGCTTCTCCTTTGGACGGAATCCAAACAGACAGAATTCCTTATCAACCACCCGCCCCGGATCCGCCGCCCCGCCTCCTTACCTTTCAGGCTTTCAAACCAAAGGTCCTAACCTGCGGATCAACACCGCGGGTCCTTCCTGGAAACCTGCAAAACACGGTTATGGGGGGCCCGATGGATGGGCCCAGGTAAATTTTGAAAATGGAATGGAATATGGAACGGGGTTGCGATGACGGGCGGATCTGAAGGGATCGGCGGGACTGAAAAGGCCGGCGGCGGCGCCGTTTTGAGCCTCGATGAGATCCGCCGCCAGGTGGAAGACCGGGTTCGGGAAGAGGGTGCGGATCCGGGCGGCGGTGGTGGTGACGGCGAGGGCGGCATCGACTCCCGGTTCATCCAGGACTGCATCAACCACAACGAGATGGGCGACGGTGAACTCTTCAAGCGTCTGCACCAGGGCCTCTTCGTTTTCAACAAGGCCATGAAGCAGTGGTTGAAGTGGGCCGGGCATCACTGGGAAATTGACAACCTGGACGAAGCCGCCGGCGCCGTGGAAGCCGTGGTCGAAGCCTACCAGGCCGAGGCGGCCCGGCTGACGTCCGAGCTGCGCGAGATCGATGAGAAGGATGCGCGGAAATCCAAAGAGAAGCTGCGCGAAAGGATCAACAAACGCATCTGGGCCCTGCGCGGCGATCGCCGTGACAAGTGTCTGAAGTGGGCCCACACCAGCCTCAACCCATTGGCCATCTATGGTGACGAGCTGGATGCCCGGCCGTGGCTTTTGGCCTGCCCCAATTGCGTGGTCGACCTCAAGACCGGCCAGGACCGCCCGGGACGTCCGGACGATTTCCTGATGAAGGCCACCCATGCCGAGTGGCGCGGGCTTTTCGAGCCCTGCGACATATGGGTGCGCACCCTGCTCGAGATATTCGACTGGGATGAGACCCTGGTGGAATTTCTCCAGCGGCTGCTGGGCTATGCCCTGATCGGGGCCGTTTACGAGGCGATCTTTCCGGCGCTGATCGGGCCCGGCGGCCGCAACGGCAAGTCCACCATCATGGAGACCATCAAGGCGGTGCTGGGGCCCCTGGCAGGACCGATCCCCAATGAAATGCTGATGGCATCCTACAAGGCCTCCAGCGCCAACTCGCCCACGCCCGAGATCATGGCGCTGCGGGGCCTTCGTCTGGCCTGGGCGAGCGAGCCCGAGGACGGGGCCCGGGTTTCCTGCGGCAAGGTCAAATGGCTGACCGGCAAGGACACCCTGGTGGGGCGTTACCCGCACGACAAGCACAACATTTCCTTCGAGCCTTCCCACACCCTGATCCTGCTTTCCAATTTCCGGCCGCACGCGGACACCAACGATGCGGCCTTCTGGGAGCGGTTGATCTCGATCCCCTTCAAGCTGCGCTTCATCCGCAACCGGGAGCCCCGGGCCGACAACGAGCGCGCGGCCGACATCGGCCTCGACGAAAAACTGCGGTGCGAGGCCTCGGGGATCCTGGCCTGGATGGTGCGCGGGTGCCTGGCCTGGCAGCGCAAGGGGCTGGCGCCGCCGCCCAAGGTGGTGGAGGAGACGGCGGATTACTTTGCCAGCGAGGACAACATGGGGGCTTTCGTGGATTACTGCTGCGACACGGGCGACGCGTCCGAGTTCATGTGCCGGGCCAAGGAGATCTACGACATGTTCTTCGCCTGGTGGAAGCAGTACGTGGGGAATTTCCCGCCCAAGCAGCGCAAACTGGGCACCTATCTCAAGGAGCGGTTTCGCTCCGAGAAGGTGGGCGGGGTGTATTGGTACTACGGGATCCAGCCCAATCCAGAAATTATCGAAGAAATCATGCCGGACCGGAAGGTGTAGCACTCAAAGGTCCTAATGGTCCTGGCATGGTCCTGACAACCTGAAGGTTTAAAACTATCCGAAATGCTTCGGAAAAGGGATAGCTGCAGGACCTTTAGGACCATCAGGACCGGATTCCGAAATCTTTTTATAAATAAAATTTTTTTTCAATTTACTTTTTTTATTTAGGGGTAAAAAGGTCCTAAAGGTCCTAACGAATTGAAATAACTTTAAAAGCGCGACAGGACCATACTAGGACCATCAGGACCTTTGGAAATTGCGCCCATGAACGTCCTGGATCTGCTTCGAGAAATGGGCATCGAGCCCAGGCTGGCCCAACGCGGCGGCAAGCGCGGCGCCGAGTACTGGAGCCGCTGCCCCAAGGCGGGCTGCTCCCAGGAGGATGGCTTTCACGTGTGGCCCGAGCAGAACGGCGGTACCGGTTCCTGGTGGTGCCGCAACTGCGATCGCGGCGGTGACAACATCCAGTTCTGCCGGGATTACATGGGCCTGGGTTTCCAGGAGGCCTGCGACAAGTGCGGACGGGATCCGGGGCCGCGCCCGCCGCGGCGGCCGTTTGACCCGAAGCCGCAGCCGCCGGCCTGGGCCCCGCGGCCGGTGAACGTGCCCGAGGGGGATCTGGCCCTGTGGCGCGAGCATGCCGGCAAGTTCGCGGACTGGGCCCACCGGCAGCTTCTCAATAACCCGGAGGCCCTGGACTATTTGGACCGACGCGGTGTGAAACGCACTGCTGTGGAGCGGTGGGGCCTGGGATGGAACCCCGGGGAGAACGGCAAGCCGTGCCTCTACCGGGCCCGCAAGGCCTGGGGCCTGCCGCGAGAGACCAGGGACAACGGGCGGCCGAAGCCACTCTGGCTGCCCCGGGGCATCGTGATCCCATGGCGGGATCCCAGCGGGTGCCTGCGCAAGATCCGGATCCGGCGCCATCCGCCGGACATGCCGCCCCTGGCCAAGAACAAATATTACGTGGTGCCGGGGTCCACGGTGCTTCACACGGCGGTTTACCGCGATCAGCCGGCGGCCGTGGTGCTGGAGACCGAACTCGACGGCCTGGCCGCAGCCGAAGCGGTCGGTGATCTCGTGGGGGTTGTCGCCACGGGCACCAGTGGGGCCCTGCCCCAGCCCCAGGATCTGGCCTTCCTCGAAGGCTGCCAGGTGATCCTGGTGGCGCTGGATTTCGACCGGGCGGGCAAGGCGGCCTGGGACAAATGGCGGGCGGCGTTTCCCAATGCCCGGCGCTGGCCTGCCGTGGGGGCCAAGGATGTGGGCGAGATGTTCGAGGCCGGCCAGGACGTGCGGCGCTGGATCATGGCCGGGCTGCCCGAGGCGGTCACCATGCGGCGTCTGGCCATGGACCATCTGAAGCGGAAAGGGGGAGGGCATGTACCTGCAGCAGTTGATGTATCTGCTGATTCTGAGCTGCCGGTGGAAGGCGCGCAGCCGGCGGCGCAACCGCCGCGCAATTCGGATCCGGCGGACGGCCTGGCGGACTTATCGGCGGATGTGCAGAGGGTGGGCGCCCTATTGCGGGAATTCCCCCAGGTCTGTGTCGAAAAGTACCGGGAGCACCGGGCCCACGCGGCGTGCGGCCTGATCATTACCTACGACGGTGTGCGGGTGGTGGAGCCGGAATACTTCCAGGAGCGGCCCGCCCTGACCCGCGAGCTGTGCAACCTGATCTTCCTCGGCGACGGAGTGCTGGAGCACATCCTGGAACACAAAGCGGCGAAGGTGAACGGCAGGAATTTTTTTTCGTGCTGATGCGTAGTCAGGAGTTTTGATGGAAGAGAAGATCGCACAATTGAATGATGTGGCCCTGTCCGGCGAACTGGCCGAGATCGAGGTGCTGCAGCGGGCGGTAACCGAAAACCTTGAGGCGTACCAGGCGGAATTCACGGCGGTCCGGCGCAAGAACTGGGAGGATGCCAAGCAGGGCCTCGAGGCGGCGGTCAACCGGATCTACGAGAAATATTTTCCGCACGAAGAGGTGTTTCCGCATCTCATGGCGGCGCTGGCCTATCTCCAGGAGGAGGGCTGGAAGGTCTCCAAGAGCAAGCTCTACAAGGATGCGGCCGACGGCCTGCTGCAGACCGCGGACGGCAACCGGGTGCGCGAGTCCGCGCTTATGGCCTACGCTTACGAGAATCTCAAACCGTCTGATGACGGCAAGCAGGATGCCGAGCTGCGGCCGCTGGTCCAGGAGGAGAAGCGCCTCGACATCTCCATCAAACGGCGCAAGGACGCCCAGATTGCCTGGGAGATGGAAAAGGAAATGGGCAAGTGGCTGCCCAAAAAGGACCTGGGGCTCGAGTTCGCGGCCCGGGCCGGGTGGATGGACGCCCAGCTCGAGAGCGTGATCCGGGCCAAGGCCGCCACCTGGATCCAGCTCGTCGGCGGCAACCCGAAAAAGGAGCAGCTCCTGGTGGACGCCATGCTGGCGCAAAAGGACCTGGTGATGAACGACTATGCCACCATGGACATGGCGCATGTGCTGTTTAAGAAGAAGAGAAGTTAGGGGTTCAAAAGAACAAGCGAAATGCAGGTCGCTTGGAGTCGGAACCTCAAACCGTCTTGTTTTCGGGTTGAAGTAGCCAGGAGCGGGCAACATCGATATCCGAAAAAGTCTCAGAGCAAATGCCGTGACTTTCTGCCAAGCTCCCAAACATGCGGCCTACGCCAAACTGAAGAGAATTCCTATACGCTACGATGGCCCACCGGCTGTCCAGGTAAATTGTGTTTTTTCCCAGATGTCCGATTAAAGATTTAATTTCATTGGAAGGCGGTGCGTAATCCGTATGGCGCGTATCGAAAATAATTTTAAGGGGAGTAGCCGCAGAGGGGTCGTGAGATAGGCAATTAAAAACGGAAATGAATTCCTCGTATGGGGAGATACCATCAGCCGTGAAGACCGCCAACCCGTTTTCGAAATAATAATTTATACTCATGCCGGCTATGTTTTTCGTTACGGTTTTTGTTGCGGTAAGAGAGACTAAATTGATACAGGCAAATAAATTCAATGTCAATTTTTTCTATTAATATCGGCAATTAAAAAGAATTCTAATAATCATCTTTGTTGATCAAAGAGCTTCAAAATATGTTATTATAAGTTATTGCTAGAAAGAAAAAGTCCTTCAAATACTGTTATCCGCAATTGTGATCTCCAAAAAAACTTAATCGGATAGAAGGCCCATCATATTTGTTCCAGGAAAAAATAATGACCACACATCTTCATCCAATAAATACTTCCGATCGCTGGCTGCCGGCGGAGCTTTGCGATGTGACCGAATATACCTTCCGGCCATACCGCGGGGAGCGCAAGGTGCTGCGCAAACGCAAGCCCATCCAGCCCAGCCAGTGGGCGCCGCGGCACCGGGTGGTGACCAAGGGCAGCCGGCGGGGGCTTTGGCGTAACGAGACCGTGCCTTATGCCCAGCCGGTGCTGGACGCCATGGCGCGGGCGCACGTGGAGACCGTCAACCTTTGCTGGTCGCCCCAGAGCGCGAAGTCGGAAACCATCAACACCTTCGTGGGCTGGCTGATCGACCGGCGCCCGGGTGATGTGCTTTTCGTCTATCCGGATGAGAAGACGGCCAACGAGAACAGCCGGGACCGCATCCAGCCCATGATAACGAGCTCCCGGCGCCTGTCGGAGTTCGCCACGGGCTATGCCGACGACATGGCGGCCACCCGGGTGGCCCTGGAGCACATGGCGCTCTATTTCGGCTGGGCCAGCTCGCCGGCCAGCCTGGCCAACAAGCCGCTGCCTTACGTGGTCTGCGACGAGACCGACAAGTATCCCGAGACCGCCAGCAAAAAGGAGGCCGGGCCGGTGGGCCTGGCCGAGGCCCGGGCCACAGTGTTTCGCGGCCGGCGCAAGTTCATCCGGGCGTCGACCCCCACCGTGCCGAGCGCCTTTATCTGGCAGGCCCTCAAGAAGTGCCGGGCCGTTTTCGTCTACTGGGTGCGCTGTCCCCTGTGCGGCAAATGGCAGCGGATGGAGCTTGCCCGGGTCCGGGTGCCCAAGGACGTCAGGGATCCGGAGGAGATCAAGGACCGGGATCTGGCCTGGTACGCGTGTGCCGGCTGCGGCGAGCAATGGGACGACCACCTGCGCGATCGCGCCGTGGCCGCCGGGCAGTGGCGCCACCGGGAAAAGGGCGTTGAGATGTTCGCCTACCTCGAGGCCTTCAAGCCCAAGACCATCGGCTTTCATCTGCCGAGCTGGAACAGCCCCTTCGTGGGCCTCTCCGAGGTGATGGCAGCCTGGTTCAAAGGGCAGACGGACAAGACGGCCCTGAAGGACTTTTTCAACCGCTATGCGGCTGAGCCCTGGGTGATCCGAGAGAAGGAACGCAAGGAGGACGCCATCCTGGCCCTGCGCGAGCCACGGCCCATGGGGCGCGTTCCCGGCGACGGCCTGGTGAGCTGCCTTACCTTCGGCGCCGACACCCAGGACAACGGCTTCTGGTTCAAAATCGTGGCCAACGGCTGGGGGCTGGAGCGCGACGCCTGGGTGGTGCGCTGCGGGTTCGTGCCCAATTTCGCGGCCCTGGCCCGGGTGCTGTGGTCGGACGCCTACGAGGATGCCGCCGGCACGCGCTACGTGGTGCGCTTCGGCCTCATCGATGCCATGGGGCACCGCACCGGCGAAGTCTACGATTTCTGCCGCGCCCATCCGGGAAGGATCATGCCGGCCAAGGGCGAGAAGATCATGAATCAGCCCCTGGCCTACACGCGCATCGAATACTACCCCGGCACGAAAAAACCTATCCCAGGTGCGCTGCAGCTCGTGCGCGTAAACACAAAATATTTCAAAGACCAGCTCGCGGCGGCCCTCACGGTAAAAGGCGGCGACCCGGGCAGCATCCGCATGCCCGAGGACCTGCCGCGGGACTATGCGGTCCACTACACGGCGGAGTTCATCAACGAGAAGGGCGACTGGGACTGCCGGCCGAACGTGCCCAACCACCTTTGGGACTGCGGGGTGCTGAGCTCTTGCGCGGCAGAGATTCTTCAGGTGAGGTTCTGGGAAAAGCCGCCGGAGGAAAAGCCAGCGCCGAAACCGAAAAATATTCCGGGTCCGCCGCCACGGGTGAAGTATGAGCGGCCGAGCTGGTTGGAGGGACGTTGAGCAGCAAAAAAATTCTTATCGGCAAGGAGGCCATCAAAGCCCATATTGGCGTGACAACGGATCACGTGGTCGACACTTTAGTGCGTATCGGACTTCCGGTGACATTTATCAATGGGCGCTGGTTTTCGTCCGTGGATGCATTAGATCGGTGGATGACGGAGTTTTTTATCGCCAACAGGGGAAAAACAATCGATACCCGGAACGGGGCCGAATTGCCACGAGACCATGAATTATCATCTCTTTAAGGATGCGATTGATATCAAATATCTCAATGTTAACGAGGTTACAGACTAGTTGGAGTAATCATTAACCCACAAACAAAACACGAAAGGCAAAGCAAGCCAGCTCTGCCTTTCATGTCATTACGTAAAAAAAATTATTTTCTAAACCGTTTTCGGCCGAATGCGGCAAGACCAATTAGACCTGTACCAAGTAAAAGCACTGTTGTAGGTTCAGGGACGGGAGCGACATCACCATCTCGTACAGCTAAAGCAAAATTTGTATAGTCACCGACTATACTGGGCGAATCCCATCAGCCACACGAGAAGTCAAATCGCCATGCGTCGGGCTCAGGCGATGACGCGTCGAGAGTCCCAGACCAATACCAGGGCTCCATCTGTTCTCCCCCCGAAACCCCCAAGTTGATAAAAGGAGCTGGATCAAAGGAAATAATTGAGACATCTGGCTCCAATTCAGCATACCTGAGATAGGCCAATTCACTTAATTCCGCCGACTGCGAAGGGTAAACAGCCACGTCTTCGCGATTATAAGCAGGGTCAAAGGTGGGCAAGCGCCAATCATCATAGCCGCCATAGTCTAGATTTTGCACCCAATTATTGGCCTCCGTCCATGTCATATAGCCATCGTCGTCATAGCCGGAGGTCATGGCATAATTAGCATCCTGAAGAATGGTTATATCCATATCAGTGCTATAGATCATTCCTCCTCCACGATCGATTAACAATGCATGGGCCGACAGCGCGAAGCCTAAAACAAACCATGTTGCAACGCTAATTACTAACATTTTTTTCATTTTCCAATCACCTCCTGTCGTAAAAGGGTGGTTGCCTAACATCCCAGTGGTTATTTCTTCATCACCTCCTTTCCCACCGGATTATTAATGTTCCTGGACGAATTGCTTTTCTGTCAGCTTATGGATAGCGAGATTGCAAAAAGGGTCGGATCGGAGGAATCGACTCAGAAGGGGATGCCCGAAGCGTGTATTGCGCAATCAATTTTCGAAAGGGAAGTGTCGTTGGAAAGTGAACTTACATACCTAATGCACAAATCGTGCAATCAATATATTGTAGGCCAAGGAGTCAGAGCATCAAGATGCAGGAATTTTATAGGAATTAAATTGCCTATCAGGAAAATAAGTTCTGAAAAATAGGGGTAATAAATATCAGGGGGCGGCTCGATCTGTGATACATTGAGATAATAACACGAAATCCATAGCGGTTAAATGCAGTGATTACCTGCCGCTATTCAGCCTTGTGACAATTTAGTGTCAACCCCCTTTGTCACCCTTATTCGCCCCCTTTTTGACCCCGATTAGGGGGTATCTTCGCCGATGGCCTAAAACCCCATGATACGGTGGCGGCATTAAAGTCGACCACCAGATCATGGGGTTTTTGCGTATGGCAATCAAGACCACCCTGGAACAGCTGGAAGCAGTGCAGGCCGCGATCGCGCTGTGCGAGACGGGGCAGGAAGGTTCGGTCAACGGCAAGCGGTACCGCATGGGCGATCTGGCCGTGCTCTACAGGCGCGAGGAGCAGCTCCTGGCGCGGTACCACCGCGAGCAGGCGGCTAGCGCCGGGCCGGCATCCACCTACGGCATCCCGAGGCGCGACTGATGCGGGCGCCAGTAGCATACGAAGCGGGCATGCAGTCCCAGCTCGAGATGTTCGGCCGGGCCATGGCCGCCATGGCGGCGCTGCCGGGCGGTGCGCCGATGCTATACGGCCCCAACGGCAAGCCGCTGGCCCCCACGGGCAGCTACACCATTCGGCGCGAAGCGGCCAAACGCACGGGCAGCATGAAGAACTGGCGGCCCCAGGAAGTCTTCTCCAACCATATCGAGGCCCAGGAGCGCTACGAGATCGTCAAGCGCTCAATCGATCTCGCCAACAACGACCCCCATGCCGCCGGCATCATCGACACCTACGCCACCACCGTGATCGGCGCGGGCCTCATGCCGCACCCGGCGCCGGATCCGGACACCCTGGATCTCGACCCGGAGCGCGAGGCCGAGCTCGCGGCGCAGATGCGCGGGGCCTACCGCCAGTGGGCCCCCACAGCGGATGCCGGCGGGCGGCTTAACTTCGGGCAGGTGCAGTACCTGGCCAAGCTGTCCATGATGCGCTACGGCGAGTACTTCGTGCTGCTGCCGATGATCGAGGATCCCATGCGGCCGTTTCGTTTGGCCTGCCAGGTGATCCATCCCCTGCGCGTCAAAACCCCCACCGACCTGATGAACGCCGGCAACATCCGCGACGGCATCGAGCTGGGCGATTACGGCCAGCCCGTGGCAGCCTGGATCAAGAAGAGCGGTGCCGGCAACAGCCTGCGGCTGCCGGACGTCTCGAAACATTTCCTGCGGGTTCCTTTCAAAACCGGCCATCGCTGGAACGTGCTGCACGGCTTCGTGTGCAAGGAGCCCGAGCAGGTGCGCGGCTGGCCGTTCCTGGCGCCGGCCATGAAGTTCTTCCGCGACTTCAACGATCTGGTCTCGGCCGAACTGGTCTCCAACGTGGTGACGGCGGCGCTATCCTACTTTATCGAGGTGCAGGCCGGGGTCAATCCCTGGGACGTGGCAGGCGGTGCTGCCACCATGACGGACCGGCGCTTGGGCGAAAACGGCGCCACCAAGTGGCAGCGCTACGAGGAGACCTACCCCGGCCGCATCATGTACGGCGCGCCCGGCGAGAAACCGCATCTCCTTTCCGCCAACCGGCCGGGCACCACTTTCGAACCGTTCACCAAGACGGTCAAGCGTTCCCTGGCCATGGCCTGCAACCTGCCCTACGCCGTGGCCTTCAAGGATGTATCCGACACCCAGTACGCGGGCATGCGGGCGGTCATGCTGGACGCCTGGCGGGTGTTCACCATGGAGCGCACCTGGTTCGGCCAGGGGTTCTGCCAGCCCATCTGGACCATGCTCCAGGAGGAAAACTATCTCGTCAGCGGCCTGGACTACCCGGATTTCTACCGCGACATGACCGCCCTCACGGCCTGCGAATTTCGCGGATCGCCCAAGGGCAACATCGAGCCCATCAAGGAGGCCCAGGCCGACATCCTGCTGATCAAGAACAATCTGAAAACCCGCGAGGCCTGCATCATCGAGCGGGGCGGGGATCCCCAGCGCACGGTGCGCCAGCTCGAGGAGGAGAAAAACGATCTCGAATCCCGCGGCCTGCCGCCCTTCGGCCCGGAAAAGCAGCCGACAGCGGCGCCCGCCCAGGGAGGGAGCAACAATGACCAGTAAGAAGTCCAACGCCATTCCCGGCATCGACATCCTGTGGAGCATTCGGCCCGAGGCGCTCTCCGCCCTGGACGCCGCCATGGAGCGCTTCCGCTCGGGCGCAGTCGACATCGAGGCCCTGGCGGCCGCCGATGAAGACGAGCGCGACGACTACCGCCTGCGCGACGGGGTGGCGATCATCCCGGTGACGGGTGTCATGCGCAAGCGGGCGACCTTTTTCGGGGGAGCTGCCGGCACCGTGGCCCTGGCGGAAACCGTAACCGCCGCCCTGGAGGATCCGGACGTGGAGGCCCTGCTGCTGGATATCGACTCGCCCGGCGGCACGGTGAGCGGTACGGAGGCCTTCAGCGACATCATCTACGCGGCCCGGCAGCAGAAGCCGGTGGTGGCCTTCGGCAACGGGCAGATGTGCTCGGCGGCCTACTGGGCGGGGAGTGCCGCCGACCGCGTGATCGTGGAGCGCACGGCGGATGTGGGCTCCATCGGGGTGCTCTGCCTGCATGCGGACTGGAGCAAGTTCGACGAGCGCATGGGGGTCAAATACACGGTTCTGCACGCCGGCGAGTTCAAGGCCGTGGGCAGCGACGTGGCGCCCTTGAGCGACCGCGATCGCGCCGTGATCCAGGCCGAGCTGGACACCATCTACGCCATTTTCATCGACACCGTGGCCAGGAACCGCGGGGTGGATGCCGAGGCCGTTCGCAAGGACATGGCCGACGGACGCGTCTTTATCGGCCGGACGGCCGTGGCGGCGGGTCTGGCCGATGCCGTGGGCAACTTCCAGGACGCCATGAACGTGGCCCGCGAGCTGGCCGACGCGGCGGAAACCGCGCAACCACGTTTTTATCAACCCTATTCAGGGGCCCTGTCCCCTGGGAAGGAGACACCGATGGACCCGAAGAAGAACAAGGCCGAAGGTGCTCCCAGAACCGCCGACGAGCTGGCGGCCGCCTTTCCGGAGCTGGCCGAAGCCCTGCGGCGGCAGGGGGCAGAATCCATTAACCCGGACGCGATCCGCACCGAAGGGGCACAGGCCGAAGCCGAGCGCCTGCTGGGGCTGATTGGCGTGCATTTCGGCGAGGCCGCCGCGGAGAAGTTCCAGGCCATTGCGGCCACCGGGATCACCCCGGATCAGTACAAGGCCACGGCCGGCGACACGGCCCCGGGGCTTGCCCACGCCATCCAGGAAGCGGCCGGCATCGAGGCCAAGAAGCAGGAAATGCTGGACGCCATCACCGCGGCCGGCGCGCCCAACCCGGGCAGCGGCGCGGAAGCGCCGGGCGGGGACGGCAAAGACTTCCTGGCCCTGGTGGAGGAGTACCGGGCAGCCAACAAGTGCGGCAAGGCCGAGGCCCTGCAGGCCGTGATCAAGTCGCACCCCAAGGCGCACGCGGCGTACCTCAAAAGCGTGAACGCCCACTGAACGGCCGGGCAATTGTTTTTCTCATCAACGACCGGCTGCAAAACAGCCGGGTGACGACGGAGGCACATCATGAGTTGGAACGAAGGCAAGAAAACGTTTAAAGCCGGCGCGGCGATCGAGGCCAGACGGCGGGTGAAGCTGTCTTCCGGAACCACCACCACGCCGCCCGAGGTCGAGCATGCCGGGGCCGGCGAGGATTACATCGGCGTCAGCGAGTACGGCGTGGCAAGTGGGGAGGATGTAACCGTGCGCCTCAAAAACACGGAAGGCACACTTGAAGTTGAATGCACGGTCAGCACGGCCATCGCGGTTGGCGCCAGCCTTTACGGCGCGGCCGACGGGAAAGTGAGCGACGCCGTAAGCGGATCGGCCCAGTTCACCGCCCTGCAGGCGGCCGGGGCCAGCAACGAGCACATCGAGGTCCTTCCGGTATAGGCCGGGCGGATGAAACCTTTGCCAATTAAAAGGAGAATTGCATCATGAGACCCACAAGCGGATCCGCCATTTACCGGCCGGACCTCGGCATCGCGGTTCTGGAGTTTGCCGAGGGAACGACCATGAACTTCATCGGGCTGGAGCTGATGCCGCTGTTTCCCACGGCTAAAAACGCCTCCACCTACCCGGTGATCCCCAAGGAAGCCCTGCTCAAACTCATCGACGTGGACCGCGCCCCGCGCGGCAACTACAAGCGCGACGACTTCGAATACGAGCGCGGCCAGTATCAGACGGCGGAAAAAGGCACCGAGGAGCCCGTCGATGACACCGAACGGGATTTGTTCGATGAGGAAAGCCAGGGGCTCTGTGACCTGGTGGCCACCCGGCGGGCCTGGAGCCGGATCCTGCGCGCGCAGGAGAAGCGCATTGCCGCCAAGGTGCAGGACAGCAGCCGTTTCACGGCGCACAACCTGACCAACGAATGGGACGACGCGGCCAATGCCACGCCAATCGACGACGTCAAGGACGCCATCCTCGCCTTCCGCCTGCAGTGCGGCATGCTGCCGGACGGTCTGCAGATCAACTTCAAGCAGTTCATGAACGTCAAACGCTGCGACCAGGTGGTGGACCAGTTGAAGTACACCTTTCCGGGCATCGATCTCACCAACCTGCTGCCCCAGCAGCTGGCCCAGGTGCTGGGCGTCCCGCGCGTGTGGGTCGGCGGCGCGGTCTACGACGCCACCGGCAAGGGGCTCACGGCGGATGTCACCGACATCTGGAGCGATGAATACGCCTGCCTGATCAAGGTGGCCGACCGGCTGGACATGATGGCCCCGGGCTTCGGGCGCACCTTCCTGTGGACGGCGGACAGCCCCCAGAATCCCATCGTGGAAAGCTACCGCGAGGAGCAGACGCGCAGCGATATCCTGCGGGTGCGCCACCATGTGGATGAATCGCTGATGTGCAGTACGAACGACACAGGCGCCGTGGTCAGCGACATTGCCGCGGCCTGCCACTACCTGATCGGAAACGTGACCACCATTTAGGCCGCGTCGCCGCCCGGCAGCGATCATCAGCTGCCGGGCGGCTTGAAAGAGAGGAAACCATGATCGACCCCAGCCGTGTTTTCACGGAGGAGCAGAAGGCGGCCATCGACACCTTGCTCGCGGCCGGCTTCACGGCTTTTGCCGACACCAAGATCGAGGACACACGCGAGTTCGGCACGGGCCGGCGCACGCGCACCTTCCGGCACCAGCGGCGCTACGCCATGGTGCTGGCGCTCAAGGACATCCCGCCGGAAATCGAAACCGGCATGGAAGCTCCGGCGCCGGCCAAACCGCTGGACGAAATGAACAAGACGGAACTCCTCGAGGCGGCCAAAGAATGCGGTCTGACCTTGCCGTCCACCATGAACAAGCCCGAGATCCTGGCGGCCGTTCAAGCCGCCCAGGCCCGGCGCGAACTGATCCACCGGAAGTTCTAAAGGCGCTATGGGCATCTTCAGCGACAACCGCAACGTTTGGGAGGGCGTCTTTGAACGGATGGCCGAGACCGTGACTTACAACGGCACGGACATCCCGGGCTCGGTGACCTACGGCCGGGACCTTGCCGCCGGAACGGGCCGGCCGGGGATGATGGCCGAGGCCGAGATCGAGGTCCTGAAACGCGACGTGCCGGCGCCGGTCTACCGCGACACGGTGCTGATCGACGGAGCGACCTGGCGGGTGCGGCATGTGATCTCGGGCGACGAGTGGGGTTGGCGCCTGGCCATCGCCAACGACGAAAGGCTCGGGCGATGAGGCTGGCCTACACCATCAAGGGCATCCGCCAGCTGCAGAAGGATCTCGATGCGGACACCCAAGAGAAGAAAAAAGCGCTGGAGACCGCCATCAAGGTGGAGGGCTTCAGGCAGCTCAAGCTTCTGCGGGAACAGATCCGGGCCGGGGAGCCGGGCGCCAGGCCCTATGCCGCCAAGCTCAGCCGGATTGCCGCCTACACCAAGGCCGGCCGCCTGCGCAAGAACCAGGCTCCGCTCTACCGGTTGGCCCGCCTGCTGCGCTACGTGGTCAGCTATGAAAACGGCGAACTGTCGTTTCGTTTCGGGTTCGTGCGAGGCCGCGGCACCATCGGCGGAAGCTGGAAAAAGCTGCTGCAGAAGCACCAGGCCGGGGCCCGGGTCCTCTACACCGGCAGCCGCACCGAACTGGGCCGGCGCCTGGCCAGGATCGGCGGCCGCCTCAAGAAACGCGGCGAACCGGACGCCCAATTCTTTTTCCTGCGCCGGGAGACCGGGCGCGCCAAGCTGCCGGCCCGACCCATGATCGCGCCTTTCTGGGAGCGGTACCGGGCCGAGGCGGCGGCCAACATCCAGGCCAACTGGGCCCGCAAACTGAGAGGGGAGCGCATCTGATGGGCAGCGTCACCGATCTGGCCGTGCAGTGCCTGAACGCCGTGGCGGCCGATGCCGCCGTACAGGCCTTCTGCCAGAAATCCTACGGCCGGGGCCCGAGCCTGATTCACGGCATCGATCCGGAAAACCCGCCCGGCCAGGGGGACTACCCCATCGTGGCCGTTACCGACGCGGTGCGCAGCACCAGCCTGGCCCGCAACGCGGCGGAATACACCCTGGGGTTTCTGGTGGCCGTCAACAACGAGACGGTGACGACGGCCGGCGGGCTGACGACCTACCGCGGCATGGTGGAGGCCGGGGACCTTGCCGAGCTCGTGGAAGCGGCCGTGATCGCGCATCTCCGCCGCCAATTCCCCCGGATCTCCCTCGAGGCTGAAACAGGCGTCGAGAGCGACTACCCGCTTTTCGGCGGGCTGATCACCATAACGGCGGCCGCGGCCGGATCGAGCCGCACGCCCCTTTACCGATAGGCGACACACCACAAGGAGGAAATTGTCATGTTGGGATCCGACACTAAAAACATCCGCTACAACGGCACCGGCCGGGTCTACATGGGGGAGGTGGGCGGCGTCAGCTTCGTCGAGATCGGCGAGTTGGAAAGCCTCACCTTCGGCCAGACGGCTTCGACGGAAAAGCTCAAATCCAACCGCCACGCGGCCCGGGCCACCATCTTGGAGGTTGACCAGGAGCGCGAGGCCGCCCTCAACCTGGGCCTGCGCGAGCTCTCCGAGGAAAACCTGCAGGTGGCCTTCCTGGGCAGCGCCATCAATGTGGACAACCAGGCCGCCAGCCATGTTTATCAAACCGTGCCGGCTTATGTGAACGACCGCTTCATCGACCTGGGCAAGCTCAACGTGTTCGTGACCAAGATCACCGGCGCGATCAACGGATCGCTTTCCGTGGGCGACACGGTGACCGGCGACAGCTCCGGGGCCACGGCCCGGATCGCTCACGTGGGCAGCGGCTTCGTGATCCTGGTGAATCTCGCGGGCACCATTTCCGCCGGCGAGCAGCTAGAAGAGACCGCTGACACCAACTACATCACGGCCACCTCCATCGAGACCCTGGAGGACGTCTGCATTACCGACGCCGCGGGCAGCACGCTGCGAGCCCAGGGCACGGACTACTCCCTGGATCCGGACTACGGCATGCTGCGCAAACTCTCCACGGGCAGTATGGCCGACACGGACGTGGTTTCCTTCGACCATGAGGCCGTGGACCGCAAATACCTCCACGGCATGAGCTCGGGCAGCGTGGAAAAAAAGATCATCGTGGTGACCGACAAGGACGATATCGGCCCGCGCCAGCGCTACACCTTCCACAAGGTCAAGCTCGCCATGAACGGCGACATGCCGCTGATCGGCGACGGGGTTTCCGCCCCCACCCTGCAGGGCTCGGTGATAGAGGACAGCGCCCAGCCGTCCGGACAGGGCTACTACAAGGCGGAGATGATGTAGGCCGCGCGATCGCGCGGTGCTGAAAGCTCAAAGCTGAAAGCAAAACCTTAAAGCGAGCCCCGGCCTGTGGGCCGGGGCGGTTCAAGGATAGGCGCAATGGCGAAGCACAAAGATTTTAGCGTTAACGGCAAGGATATGACGGCCCGGGAGCTCACGGCGGTCCAGATCCGGGACCTGCTGGACGATGCCGACGACAAGGCGGGGGCCAGTATTGTGGACATCATGTACCCGGAAGCGATACCGGCGGCGGCCGCCGCCATGAGCGTGGGTAAAAAACTGGCCGCCCTGGAGAAAATGGCGCCCAGCGAGCTGGACCCCATCATGGAGGCCGCCACCGCGGTAAACCCTTCTTTGGCGGCCCTGATCAAGCGCCTGGCCAAAGTCGGGGCCGCCGCCCTGCAGGCGAAATCCTCGACCGGTGCGTCTGCCGGCTGATCATGCTGGGCCACCACAATGCCTGGGACTATGGTTGGGGCTTCTTCCTGACCGCCCTGGACGAGGCCGTTAAGACCCTTCCCACCGCATCGGATACACCATGACCGATCCCAAACTGTCCATAACCCTGGGTGCCAGGGACGAGGCCTCGCCCGAGGTCCAGAAGCTCAAACAAGAGCTCGAGACCCTGGGCAAGATCAAGGCTTTCGAAAAACTCAAGCGCGACACGGCGGCCGCCGAGCGCCAGTGGCGCGCGGCCCAGCAGCAGGTGGCCGCGATGGCCCGCGATATGAAGGCGGGCGGGGCCGCCACCCAAAAAATGGCACGGGAATTCGAGCAGGCCAAGCGCCAGGCCGGCGCCCTCAAGCAGGCGTATATTGCCAACCGGGACGGCCTGCAGACCATGCGCCAGTCCCTTGTGGCGGCCGGGGTGGACACCCGGCGCCTGGGCGCGGCCCAGAAGCGCCTGGAGCAGTCCACCCGGGAAGCCCAGAAGGTGCTGGCCGCCCGAGGCCAGCTCAAGGTGGCCCCCTACCGCGAGGTGCGCGCGGAGATAGGTCGCCTGCGGTCCGCCTACGATACCCTGAAGAAATCCGGCACCCTTTCCACGGCCGAGCTGATCCGGGCCAAGCGCGAGCTGCGGCGCCAGACCGCCCAGCTCAAAGCCGAGACCGGCGGCTGGACGGCGGCCATCGGCAAGGCCCACGCCGCCCTTCTGGGCATGGCCACGGCCGGCTACGCTTTTATCCAGTCCTTCCGCAACTACAGCGAATTCCGCCAGCGCATGGCCGAGATCGACACCATTGCCGACACCAGCGCCGAGCGCATGGGACAGCTTTCGGAAGAGATCCGCAAGCTGGCGCTGCGCATTCCCCAGACGGCCAGTGAACTGGCGGCCGCCGAATACGACATCCTTTCCGCCGGCGTCTCCCTCGAAAAGTCCACCCGCACCCTGGAGCTCTCCTCGCGGGCGGCTGTGGCAGGGCTCACCACCACCAAGACGGCCGCCAACGCCGGCATCGGTGTCATCAACGCCTATGGCAAGTCCATCGACGATTTGGACGAAGTCTATGACCTGCTTTTCCAGACGGTGAAATCCGGCGTCACCACGTTCCCCCAGCTCGCCAAGAACATCGGCGAAGTGCTGCCCACGGCCCGGGCCGCGGACGTCGAGTTCCAGGACGTGGCCGCCGCGATCGCGGCCATGACCAAGGCCGGCATCCGCACGCCCCAGGCCACCACGGCCCTGAAGGGCGCCATCAACGCCCTGGCGGCGCCGGCGCCCGAGGCCCGCAAGCAGTTCGAGGCCCTGGGTATCACCTGGCAGGGACTGATCCCGACCCTGGACCAGATCCGCAAGAAGGGCCTTTCTATCGACCAGATGCGTCTCCTCATCCCGGATGTGGAGGCGCGCACCGGCGTGCTGGCCCTGACCCAGAATTTCGAGCAGCTCGAGGAGATCCTGGGCAAGATGGACGGCGCGGCCGGGGCAATGGAAGAGGCCTACGACAAGATGAAGGACACCCCGGAAAACCAGATCAAGCTGCTCAAAAACGAATTTACCGACCTGCTGTTTTCCGCTTCGGCCCTGGCGGCCGAGGGCCTGATTCCGCTGTTCAAGGCCATGCGTTGGGTCATGGACGGCATGCGCGAGATGGACACGCCAACCAAGATTTTTATCGCCACGCTGCTCACTGCCGGCGTGGCGTTCAAGCTGTGGAAGATGGGTCTGGGCGACATTGTTCTGGGCCTGGGAAAGCTCCGGCACCCAATGCGCACCGCCGGAGCCGCAGCGACGGCCATGTCCAACCAGTGGAAGGCCGCCGGGATCGGCATGAAGGCGGCCTTCGCGGGAGTGGTGGTGTTTACGGGGATTCAGCTCGCCCGCTTGGGCACGGCCATGTATCAGGCCTACAAGGCGGGCAAGAGGGCCGAGGCCTCTGCCGAGCGAGCCGCTGCCGCAAACGATAAGGCGGTCAATAGCCTCGCCAGCTGGAAGGACGTGCAGGTGCCGGACGACATCACAGGCAAGGCGCCTGAGGAACTGGAGGCGCTCAAGTGGGAACTCTTCCGGGCCAAGCTTTACTACCAGCAGCTCGTCGGGCAGATGAACCGCACGGACAACCAGGCGGGCCTCGAGGAAGCCAAGAAGCGGTTGAGTGAGGTGCGCAGGGGCCTGGAGAAGGTCCGGGACGCGGCGGCCGATGCGGCCGATGAGATGGATAAGCCCGCCGAGGCGGTCAAGGCCACGGCCGATCAGCTCGACGAATTCGAGAAAAAGGCCAAGGACGCCTACGAGAAAGCCAAGGCCGAAGCCGAGAAATACGCCGCCGAGATCGAGAAAATCAACCGCCGCATCGCCGACCGGGAGAGCGACACCGAGGACAAGATCCGGGAGTTCAAGCGCGCCAATCTCAGCGAGGAAGAACAGGCTGCCGACATCCGCCTGCAGGCCATCGAGAAGATCCAGGCGGCCAACGCAGCGTTGGCCCGCTACCAGGCCGAGGACAGCGAGGCCGCCCGGGACGATGCGAAACGATTTTTCGACGATGCTGCGCGCCTCTGGGAGCGCTACGCCGGCCAGGGCGAAGAGGCCACCACCGAGGCCATCCAGGGGCTTGAGCAGATCAAGACGGGCCTCGATGCCCTGGACCAGGCCGAGATCGGCTGGATCGAGCGCATGAGGAAGCAGGCCGAGGAGATGGCTGCCGGCATCGAGCAGCAGCTGGAGCAGCTCACCCGCGATCGTGAGGCCAATATCGACATTGTCCTTAGGCGCCTGCAAGATGCCCAGGCCGCCATCAACGATCTCACCCGCGACGAAACCAAGCATATATACGTCACCGTGCACCAGCGCACGGTGGAAGAGCACGCCGGGGGCGGCATGGCGGGCTTCCGGCGCCGTTCCGGGAAGCTGCCGGGCTTCGGTGGCGGAGACCGCATCCGAAGTCTTCTGGAGGCCGGGGAATACATCATCCGCAAGGAAGCGGTGCAAAAGTACGGGGCGGGCCTGTTTCACGCTTTAAACGGTATGCGCCTGGCCCTGCCGGACGTGGCCGGTATGGTGCGCGCCCAGCTGGGCGGTCTGGTGGCCGGAATTCCTGTGCCGGCGATGGCTTCCGGCGGCATCGCCGGCCCGACGGAGACCATGATCCTGGATCTTCGGGCCGGCGGCGTGTCAGCCCCCCTGCGCGTGGTGGGATCGCCGGCCGCCACCCGCCAGGCAGTCAAAACGATCGAAAAAGAGCTCGACCGCATGCGTCTAAGTCATCGGTAAGGTGAACCATGCCCCATAGTTTCTGCATCTATAGTACGGACATCAGCGCCACCCTGGACCCGGTGAACGCCGTGCCGGCCCCCGCCACTCTGGTGGAGCTGGACCAGGACCCCACCCTGGGGGGCGAGTACGACCCCGCTACGGGCCAGGCCGGCCGCGGCAGCGTGATTGCCACCGCGGGCGGAGCCGTGTTTCAGGAGTTTCCCGAGCGCATCACGGACCAGCGCATTTACTTTGCCGACACCGACGCCCTCACGGCCGCCATCGTGGCCGCCCTGCAAAACCTCTACGCCACCGGCGGGGCGTGGTTTTTTACCGACGGTTACAACTGTTGGCGGGTGCGCTTTCTGCGGCCCGACGGCTTAAAGCTGCGGCGCAATCTTCTATGGAGCTATCACGGGCATGCCCGCTGGTCCTATGAAATCACCCTGGTGCCCGTGGAGAAAATGCTTTAATGCCCTATGACTGGAAAATAGAAGTGGACGGCGTGGATATCACCGCCAAGGTGGCCCGCTTTGAGATCACCGCCGACCTGGCCCAGTACTGCCGGGAGGTGACCGTGACGATAGCGGACCCGGCCTTTTATGCCGCCCTGGACTTCTCCACCATTCCCGCGGCCCCCAGCCTGGAAGTGTTCACCAAAACCGCCGACACCTGGGTGAGCCAGGGCAAGTATTTTATCGAGCGGCCGGCGCTATCCTCCGACATCAACCAGGACGTGGTTGACGGCCTTTGGGGCCGCGGGGAGACCGCCCGCCTGGGCAGCCCCTTTGCCCCCCGGGTGTCCAAAATGTGGGACCAGGACACCAGTTTTTTTACTATCTGCGCCGAAATGTGCGCCCTGGCCGGCCTTTCCTGGGACGACAGCCAGGCCGATATCGAGGACTTTTATATTTTTGCCCACACCTACCAGGTGGAAAACGCCTACCCCGTGGATGTTTTGAGCGAGCTGGCCGAACTGGCCGGGGCGCTTTTGACCTGCGACCGGCTGGGCCGGGTGCTGATCCGGGCCCGCGAGTATGCCCCGGCAGCACCCGCGGCCACAATTATTGATGACGACTGGCAGACCATCAGCGAGGCCCCCGAGTGGCCCGACTTCGGCAACCGGGTGCGCATCATCCCGGCCGGCAGCCTGGCAAGCCTCAATATTGCGGTTTGGGTGCCCGAGCCCTGCCTGCCCGCCGACGGCGCCAGCCGGGCCCGGGTGCTGGCCCGCCTGACCGACCCGGACGGCAACCCGGTGGACGGCGCCGCGGTCAACTGGCGCCTGGATGCCCTGGGGGCCACCCTGGCCTTTGCCGTTACCAACACCGTTGAGGCCCTCATGCCGGTGGAGGAGGTGCGCGCCCAAAACCGCTATGAGGTGGCCCTGGAATATGCGCCCAGCCAGGTTTTAGGTCTTTGGCTTTATGCCGACCTGGCCCGGGCCGACAACCTCCTGCGCTACGGTTACACGCTGGAGGACAAAACCATTGTGCTGGCCCGCCCCCTGGACTTTTGCGACCAGCTAGTACGGGTGGCCTATATGGTGGGCGGCGTGGCCGTCAATGACGTGATTGCCGGCAGCGTGGCCGAAGATATCACCGTGACGGCCGAGGTGGGCGACGGCAGCGCCGGGGCTGCGCTTTATATCGGCAATGACTGCCGCTGCCCGGCCACCCTGTCCATGCGCGCCAACCCCTCCAGCATCGTCATTGCGGGGCTGTCCGAGGTGATCACCTGCGCGGAAGCAAGCGGCCCGGTGATCGATGGCCGCCTGGCCTACAATTACGAGCGCGGCGCCCTGCCGCTGGGGGCCCTGTCCTGGGGCACGGCCCGCCTGGGCCGGGTGCAGATCCGCGGCGAGCGCACGGCTGCCGCCAACGAGGTGGCGGGCCTGAGCCAGTGCCAGGTGGACCACTATATTGCCGCCGGCGGCAGCGTGGACGTGCGCCGGGTGGACGCCAACGGCGCGGCCTACGGCGGCAACCTCTACGCCTCCCATAGCGGCAAGCGCATCGACCTGACCACCCAACTGACCACCGGCCAGGACCTGGCCGTGACCTACACGGCCGACGGCTGCGCCCGCAATTGGTTCAGGGGCGATATGGCCGGCACGGCCTACCTCAAGGCCTGGATTAAAAGCAACCGCGAGGCCGGCATAGAGGCCGAGACCAGCGTGAGGGTGACCGACCCCACCGACCCCCTGGCGGGCGAGACCCCGGACGACTACACCGACGCCGGCGGATACGGCGGCAGCGGCGGCGACACCGACGGCCTGGAGGACTTGGAATACGGGTGCATGACCGAGGACGGCAGCGTCACCAATTGCGAGGGGGGCGACGACTGGAACACCGAGCGCGTTTGCTGCCAGTCTGGCGGGGTGGCCGGGTGCTTTCCGCGGCAGGCCTGCGACAATTACCAACCCGAGGGTCTATGTGCGCCCGGCAACTTGAGCGACAACCCCGACCAGGACCCGGCCGAGCGTTTCACCGCGGCCCAGGCCATCGGGTGTAGCTGCGAGCAGATTTGCCGGGCGGAGCTGGCCATTTACGGCACGACCCAAACCTACGACGACGCCAGCGGGCGCACCATTGCCGAAATCGTGGCGCAGGACCGCGGCATCGAGGAGCAGGAGGGCGGCGACAATTCTGCTTACTGGGAGGCCTATAACGAGATTCAGGCGGACGCCCTCCAGGACTGTATTGACGAATGCAACGCCGCCGTATTTGAGTGCGCGCCGGGCAACCCCCAGGTGATCGGCCACCACCAAACGGTGACCATTGGCGTGCGCGGTGGTGCCCCACCCTACAATTGGACGGTGGACGGCAACTTCACGCTGGGCAACCCGCAAACCCTGACGCCCATGAACAGCTTGACCGCCGAGGACGGCGCCTGCGGCGGGGTGAGCGTCACCATTACCGACGCCCGGGCGGAAAGTATCACCTGCACCCTGCGCCACACGGACGGCCAATGGGTGCCCCTGGGGCAGCCGGCCACAAAGGCCGAATGCGTGACCACCGGGCCAAAGACAGCCGGCACTGAGGACGGCTGGGCCGAGCGCATTGACGGCCGCTGGAAAGTCTACGAGGAGCGCACCATCAGGCTGACTTGTGGATCAACGGCGCCCTATCTCGAAAGCTGCACCTGCGGCGCATGCCCGGACAACTGGTATGGATTCGATGGCGCGGCCTGCGTCGATATCGATTGCATCCCCCACAGTCCGCCCTATGAGCGGGTTTCTGAGCAATGCTGCAAGGTGGACTGGGTGGACGGCGACACCGAACGCCGCGACGTGGCCTGCAACTATATTCGCTACCGTGAAAATTACGAATGGCAATGCTGAGGAGAACATGACAACGCGCAAAAGCCGCACCACCACGATTGACGCCGCCCTGGCCGCCTTTGGCCGCGGGCGCCTGCATGAGCTGGTCGCCCTGGCCGACAGCCTCCAGGCCCAGGACCTGTCCCTTGATGACGTGCGCGCCTACCTGGCGCGGCAGCGGGAAAACGCGCAAGCCAAGGAGCGGCGCCTGCGCCAGCGGGCCCGGCTTTTTGCCCGGCGGGCGCGCCGCTGCCCGGCCTGCGGCGGCGGCATGAGTCTTTTCCCGGTCAACTCCGGCCCCCGGGACCAGGTGGGCGGCCCCTGGCGCTCGCAATGGGTGTGCCCGCTTTGCGGCGAAACCCTTTACAATACCGAACCCCCGGCGGAAATACTGCGCGATATGGGCCTGGCCGTACCGGCACCCCGGGCCCCCCGGACCACAACCCCTAAAAGGAGGTGCTGCAATGGCGCAGCCTAATACGACATTTCTCTATAACAATACCGCCAATGACGGCGCCAACACGGGCAACGCCTCCGGTGGCACCGGCGGCGCCTCCAGCAACTGGGTGGTGATCGATCTTGCCAATGACAAGCTGATGTTTTTGGACACCCAACAGGACGACGGCGACAGCGACACCGGCGCCATTTACCCGGCCATCATCCCAGCTTCGGGCAGCATCGAGGTGCCCAAGACTTTTATTAATGATGATTCCCTTAGCATTCTGGACCAGGTGCCCCTGGCCGGGACAACCAACGGCGGGCAAAACGGCGGCGACACCCGTTATGTTTTCGCCATTTATTTTGACGGCCCCACCGCCGGCCTGCCCTACCTGGAGGCCTGGAACGACAACACCCATGCCGCGGCGGACGACGCCTTTCTAGGGGGCGGCACGCCGGCCGACTCCACCCTTTTGGCGATTGCCACTACCAACGCCGCGCCGGGCAGCGCTACCTGGTCTGGCACCCCGCTATCGGGTGAGAGTAGCCGCGTGAGCCTGGACACGGCGCCCCTGGCCGCCGCCAAAAACCTGTATTTCAATATTAAACAGGTGATCCCCAGCGGGTTTACGGCCCAAACCGACAGCGCCATCGTGCTGGCCCTGCGCTACACTTACAGTTGACCCCGGGACATCGGACCATGAAAGCCTGGACTTTAAAAATTGCGTTTGCCGGCGGCGGCACCCATACCACCCGGGACGTGCGCGTGACTGACCCCGGCTGGGGGGCAATGGACCCCCGGCACGCCATCGAGGCCCTGGCGTTTGGCCTGCCCACCGGCCACCGGGTGCGCCTGGCGGGCTTTGAGGCCTATAACTTTTTTATTGAGGCGTCCCGCAACCTGGCCGGCGGCCCGGCTCGGCTGGAGGCTGTCTGGCTTTGCGGCCGGGCGGACGGCCAGGTGAATATGTGGCGCATCGGCGGCGGGCGCGTGGTGCATGATGTGCGGCCCAGCGGCCATGAGTGGGGCGGCGGACCCACCCGCGGCTGGCTGGCCGGGACGCCCGCCCGGCGCGTTTCCGAGGTGGTGCCATGACGACGCCGGCCACCTGGGACCCGGACAACAAGCATGCGGACTTAACCCTTTCCAACGGCAACCGTACATTTTCCGGCACCGGCGGCTGGAAAACCGCTATTGCCAACATGGGGAAAAGTTCCGGGAAATGGTACTGGGAAATAACCAGCTCCACCTACAGGCAGGCCATCGGCGTGGTTCCGGCCACCTTCAGCACCAGCCAATATCCAGGCCAGGTATCGGGGAGCTGGGGGTGTTATATTTACGTCTATAATAACGGCCAGGTGAGAAATGAGGGCACACTCGTCAATTTATACCTTCAAGACATTGACAGCCCCGCAGTGGTCGGCGTGGCCCTCGATTTGGATAATGGCAAAATTTGGTATCGTGAAAATGCCGGCTGGGGCTTTATTAGTGGTGTGCGCGGTAACCCCGCCGCTGGCACGAACCCGGCGGGAACGTTTACGGTGTCGAATGATCTTTATCCGGCGGTGGCCGGCGGCAATGTGTCCGGCTATAACGTGACCATCAATGCCGGCCAGGAGTCTTTCACGTATTCAGTGCCTACCGGCTTTAGTTCCGGTTTTTTTGGTGAAACCGGCACGGTGGTCAGAGAGGATGCCCGGCTGGACCTGCGCGCCAGCGCCACCGAGTTTATGGACATGGCCACCTTTTTGGCAATGTGCGCGGATGTCCGCATTGACCTGCCCCTTGATCTGACCGCCGGGCTTATCGCAACGCAAAGCCTCCAGGCCCCCTTGCATGCGGTGGGCTGGGCCCGCAAGTTTCTCAAGGCCCTGCTAATGGCCACCGATGGCACGATCATGCGCGACCTGGCGGCCCGCCTTCAGGCCACCGACGGCACCACCCTGGCGGACCTGGCCGTGAGCTGCCGGGCCATCCGGCAGGTGCCCGGCTATCGGGCGATTATCGCCCAGCGACTAAGGAGCGTTAAACATGGCCTTTGATATCGCCGCCTGGAACCTGGCCGACAACCGGCAATGGTGGGTGCGCCTGGAGGATGCCGGCAGCGGCATTCTGGTGGGGCTGTATTTATCGGAAACGGACGCCCTGGCCGGGACCGCCCGGCAGGCTTACGGCACCTCCGCCGCCTATGGCAGCGGTGTGGAAATTATTTTGATCCTGGACGGCGGCGCCGCGGACAGCATTGCAATGCTCCAGGCCGAGTATTCCTGGCACGTTAAGGCCAGCGGCCAGGCCGCCGACCCGGCCCGGGTGCTGCGGGTGGGCCCTTTTGTGGAGTTGCCCGAAATCTCCCATAGCATTTACCGCGATGCCCGCTTGATCGAGCGCCGGGCCACGGCCGAAATCGACGCGCACACGCACGGCAACAAAGCCCGCACGGTTACCCTGGGCACGCACCTGCCCGGGCTGGAGCCGGGCCAGGCGGCCCGGCTAAACAGCGCCCGGCGTGGCTACGATATAACCGGCCAGGTGAGCGGCCACCGTATCATCGGCGAGCAAAACAGCCTGACCAGTGAGCTGGACATAGATTTTTATCTGGAGATAACCCGCTAATGCTGGAGCAGATCCTAAAGCGCAAACCCAGCGCCTTTACCACCGGCACGGTGCAGGCCGTTTCTACGGGCCAGCGCCGGGCCCTGGTGAAGCTGCAAAGCGGGCTGGCTACCTGGGTAGGGTATGGGGATGGTGAGGCGCCAGCGGTCGGCCAGCCCGTTATCGTGGCCCGCGACGGCCAGCGCTTTATCGTCCACCGCCCGGCCGAACAGCCTCCCGGTGAAAGCCTCCTGGAAGTCTGAGGTGGAAGCTCAGGAAGGTAATGCGGTTGGATTGGCTAATGTCGACTGCGCCCAGATCCTGATTGATCTTCTACGATTTGCGGCCCGTAAAAGGGAAAATCGACGGGGAAAGAAAATCGTTTTCTGGAGCATTCATCCCGGCCTGGAAGGGATGATTAAAACAACGGGATAGGAGGTGACGTGGCATTCAATCCGGCATGGGTGGGAGCGGGTATCGGACTGGCAGGGGCCCTTCTGGCCATCGGCGGGGCCTGGGCCGTCATGCGGTACCAGGTGAAGGGCATCAAGCGCACCCACCATAAACTTGAAACCCGCCAGGACCGCCAGGACGATACTGTCAGCGACCTGCGCAGCCAGATCGAATCCTTCGAGGCGGTCCTCCAAGAGGCTGGCCGCAATCTTGAAAAAGCCATCCGGGAGGAATTCGAGAAGGCTCGCAAGACCATCGACAGGCGCCTCTTCGGCACCGATGGTATTCCTTATTATGTGCATGCTGGCAAATGCCTTGAGGCGCGACAGGAATGCCGGCAGAAGATCGAGAAAATCGAGGACCGCTATGGCGAGCTTTCCAAAGAACTCGAGGCTGTGAAAGCGAAGGCAAAATAGGAGGAGATCATGGGAGACGGCAATCTGTTGAAAGGCATGTTCAAAAGCAAAACCATCAAGATCAATGCGGTACTGGCGGCTTTATTGTGTTCCTGGGCGGCCGCCAAAGGGATCCCGCTTGATCCGGCTACGGCGACCATTGCGGTGACATTGCTCTTTGCCCTTGTGAACGTAGTCCTGCGTTTTTTTACCAATACATCACTGCCTGAAAGGGGCCTCGAGGTACCGAACCCGTTATACAGCGAGCAGGCTGCGGCTGCCATCGAGCAGAATCCCGAAGCCCTTAGCAGGCTCGCTGAGACTGTGCTCGAGCTCCTGCGCCTGCAGGCCCACCAGAGGAAAAGCGGTGGCCAGGGTAAAGACCTTGATCTCGCACAGCTCGCACGGGTGATGCAGGCCTTGAAAGGGACGACGCCACTACCGGGAAACCCTGTTTGA